ATGACAAAGAAAAAAGCACATAAACCCGGTTCCGCGACTATCGCGATGAACAAACGCGCTCGCCATGAATATTTCATTGAAGATGAAATCGAGGCGGGGCTTGCTTTGCAGGGATGGGAAGTCAAATCGATGCGTGCTGGTAAAGCAAACATCACTGACAGCTATGTCACATTCCGCGACGGTGAAGCCTTTCTTTTTGGCGCAACCATTCAACCTCTCAATGTGGCGTCGAGTCATATCGTCTGTGACCCGACACGCACAAGAAAACTGTTGCTGAAAAAACGTGAGCTGGAAACGTTGTTCGGCAAGGTCAGCCGCGATGGTTACACCGTCGTCGCGCTTTCTATGTACTGGAAAAACGCCTGGTCCAAAGTAAAAATTGGCCTGGCGAAAGGTAAGAAAGAGCACGACAAGCGCGATGACATCAAAGATCGTGAATGGAAAGTAGACAAAGCACGTATCATGAAGAATGCAAACCGCTAAGCCTCTGGCTTCGCATGGTGTTTTTCTGATATACTGCACAACAGTACTTGGGGCTGATTCTGGATTCGACGGGATTTGCGAAGCCCAAGGAGCATGCCGAGGGGCGGTTGGCCTCGTAAAAAGCCGCAAAAAAATAGTCGCAAACGACGAAAACTACGCCCTAGCAGCTTAATACCCTGCTCAGAGCCCTCTCTCCCTAGCCTCCGCTCTTAGGACGGGGATCAAGAGAGGTCAAACCTAAAAGAGATCGCGTGGACACCTTGCCTGGGGTGAAAGCGTTAAACCCAATCAGGATAGTTTGTTAGTGGCGTGTCCATCCGCAGCTAACCGGCGAATGTAAAGATTGGACTAAGCATGTAGTGCCGACGGTGTAGTAATTTCGGACGGGGGTTCAAATCCCCCCAGCTCCACCAATTAAAACAAGGGGTTACGCGGAAGCGTGACCCCTTTTTCATTTCAATGGCGACAAAGTGGCGACAGATATCTAACATCCCATCACCTAAAATCCATAGGTTTCTGGTTCTAACCGTGAGCGGGAAACTAAATGTTAGCTAAATAGAACTTACGCATAATCCTTACCTGAGATTCATAACATTCAAACCTAAATTGCGAGGCAATATGGCCACGAAATATCAGATTGAGTTAGCGTTGAAAGCAGTCTTGTTAGAACTAAAACATCTTAATTTGGATCTTCATACAATACGAGACAACGCCATTCTTAGGATGCACCAGAAGAATCTCAGTGTGAAAGAAGGAGCTATTGCAGAGAAGGAGGGGGCTGAAGATAAACTTTTTGAGCTTGTGCTTCAAATTGCAGGTGATGATCCAAGAGCAGCAGGGAAGAAATCAAGTATCGAAGAGTTTTGACATTAGTGCCGCCTGCTCTTGCATGCGGCACGCTATTTCTTACTTTTGCTGCTAATGCCTACCTTTTTCCTTAGGATAAGGCAACCCCATAGGTAAACGCCATTCACCTTTGAGGCATTCGTAACGCCTCCGTTCTATCCATCTGTTAGCCAGCCAACAAAAATTTGCATATATTTTGGGGTTAACTTTCTGTCTTTCTTTTATGTACGGCCTGCACCCTACGTACAAGTTTATAACTGTCGATCCATAAACTTTGTATAGGAAACGTTCATCAAATAATCCATGGCGGATCGCGTTGCCGCAACGCTCCCATTCGTTAAAAACAGTCATCAAGGCGCGAGCTTCTTTTGTTTGCCGAACAGAATTATAGCCCCAGTGCTGCATTGTTTTTTTGGCATCTTTTTTCAATAAAGACAGCAAAATTTGCCATGCAGCATCTACTTTATCGCTTCTCTTATACGACGACTCAAAATCAAGTGAGTTCTTTTCTCGCGAGGTCTGACGGTTCTTTCGAATAGTTACAATGGCAACTATAAGCGCGATTAGTGCAGCAACTACATTACTAAAAAATGTCGGACTTGAAGCCCAAAGATCCACAATGAACGCTTTCATTTTCAATAGTTTTGCTGAATTAAGAATACAAAAAAGGTGGGGTAAAAACCCCACCTCTCATAAAATCATATGATTACTAACAATTAGGACAGACCCCAATCCTCTTCGCGATATATGCTTTTCATATTTTCGACTCCGGTTAGTTGTTTTTTTATACTTAAAATCTCTTGGACGACCTTTATACACTGGGTAGATGGGAACAACAAGTCCAGCCCAAAAAGATTTCAGTTCAAGGTTAGTTGCATACCTAGCATGACACCCAGCTTAGCCTCACCCCTTATGTTGTTATCAAGGATAGCAAATTCAAGCCACACCCTCACACCTTTTGATGTTCTTTACATTCAAATACCTTTAATCAATGACTTAAGTATAGCACATACTCAATGAGCAAGGATTTTAAACATAACTAGTTTGTTGTAAGCAAAGTCATAACATGTTCAAAATGTTTTGAAGTAATGGCCAATGGCGCAGTCATACGCAGCATGTTCAGAATTTTGCGGAAGGAACGATAGAGACACCCACCTTTTGCCATCGTGGTAAGAAACATCCCATTGCCTGCCCACCGGCCAGATTGCATACACCGGGTTGCCTTGATTCCCGAAAACCTGTCTCCTGGTTAACTTCTCTCCCTTCGCCATGAAATAAATCACCGCACTGCAAATTTTCAACGAACGCATAAAATCCACCTTTTGCCGCTTTTGCTCTGCCGTCGCTGAATTAATTTTACTGTATATAATTACAGTATAGCAATTACACAAATTTCAGTTTTACAAAATACCCGCCTCCCACCCGCAGACCGCGCCACGCCTGACCAAATAGTATTTTCGGGCAAACTGGTTTGATCTTCCTAACGATCCGTCAGATAGACAAAAACTAAACAATCTCATTAAATTTCAATTGTTTGATATTTTCCCTCGATCCTCCACAGATCCAGAAAACTGAAATTTACTGAAATTCTTTTCAATCTTTTCAGTTTGGGAATGACGGGAAAAGCCCAGGCACGGCGCGTCCTGGCGGGCTGGTTTGTAGAATTTTAAAACTGAAAAAAATTACCAACGCAAAAAGCGCAGGCGGGTGCGGTGTAGTGCAATTTCCGTCTGGTCTTGCTTTGTTTCGTGTCCGCGTGGCCGCACTGGCTTACACAGGCGGCTTGATCGTTTTGAGAGGGTTCAAGGTGTTAAATGGAAAGCTGCACGGCGCTGCGTGCGGTTGAAGCGGGTTATTTGCAGGCAATAAAAAGCCCGCACGCGGCGGGCTTCATTAAGGATTTTTTATTGTGGGGTGTAACCAATTACCGTAAAACCATCAGCATCAATGTCTGACTTATTTACCAACGTAGCGGTTTTCCTGATTGCGCTAGCTTTAATATATTCGATGGTTCCAAGAGTCGCCCACCGTTTAGATGTTATCAACTCATCAGATGTAATGTCATACATACAGAACTGATAGATTTCTACTCGTGATTCAGTTCCAACCTGTTGCTGAAAGGCCATGTAATTCTCCAAATAATTAAGTGACTAATTAGATAGTTGTCCCTTGCTAACCGATAACCGGATCATATTTCTCCTTGAGTGTAGTCGCTTTGATGCCTGTGTCTGTGATGGCCAATGCATTTAACGGCGTGCCAGTATTGTTATGAGAATGTGCGGCTGTCAGCTGTGCCAGCTGCTTTACCACGTCCAGGGTATCAAGCATTAATTGGCAAACGTTGATTGACTGGCTGCCTATCCACACCACCGGTGCAATCACTTCCTGACGGGTGCCCGCTACACTACTGCGCAGCTTACCGACCTTTTCAATCAGTTGGCCAATCACGTTGGTTTCCGCGTTGCCCTGGATACTGGTCACATAATTGGCCTGGGTGGCCAGGCTGTAATCTCCCTGAGCAATCTGCACAATTGCCCCAGCCATCAGGGTAGCTTTGCCCAACACCGTGGTTTTGTCCGTGGCTTGCACGGTGGTTTCCCTGGCCACCAGTTTGCGCGTTTCATCATCGGCTGTGACAACCCGGCTCATGGACGTTTCACGGATCACCTGATCGGTTTGCCGTTCCCAATCGCCCGCCACCGTCACCCGCTGCGATACACCATCACGCTGCTGTTGCAGCTGTTCGCCATACTTCACGGCGGGCAGGCTGTTGCCCTGGGCAAGCGTTTGACGCACAAACGGCTTATCGGCGCGACCACCATTAAACCCGACTTCTACCAGCGTGCCAGGTGGGGGAAACTGAAACATCCCGGACTCACCGCCCGCCATCGGCAATGGCAGCGGCACGGCCGGATAAAGCGGTGTATCTTTTGCCGGATTGCCGTCTGCGTCTAACAGCTGCAAGTCCACGGCATAACGCGGCCTGAAGGGATCGGCAATGTTGCCGTTGCTGACGTCTTCGCTGGGCGCTTCCACCCTGGCGAATTGCGGCAGGTGCAAGCCGCTGGCCAGCTCTGGATAATTGCTTTCAACCTGACGTTGAAACGGCGTTTTCTGCAATGCCTGGCCGGTGGCTTTGTTGCGCGGCGTCCAGGTGATTTCCATATCATCATTATGCAATCTGACCTTAGTCAAACGCTGACCGTTCACCTCTACACCGGGGCGCAAAGACTGGATCAGCGGCACGGTCATGGCATTGCCACCGGCAACGCTTTGGTTAAATTCGGCGGGGATGTCTACCGGCTTACCGGCAAATAGCGCATCAGCGGCCGCCCCGACAAAAACGCCACCGTCGGGCAGCTGATACCACACGTAATCGGTAATGCTGAACGCTTTCCCCAGGTTGGCTAACAGCTGATAGCCGGTGCCGGAATGGGTGAAATGGGGGATCGGCGTGTCATTATACGCGGCACTTTCAGCCAGGGAAAACGTCAATCCGCTTTCCTCAGTCAGCCAGCCGGTGATTTGTCGCAGCGTGGGATGCTGAAAAGAGCAAGGCCACAGGCGTTCAAAAATGCCAACAAGCTCACGCACAAAAAGCCGCTGATAGCCATTTTCCGCAGGCTGCGAACGTTCAACAAAACCGGTAAACCAGCGCAACACCAGATCGTGATAACCCACGTCCAGGCGCACCAGTTTGCCGGTGTAATCTTCATCCGTCTGCGCGGTGATAAATCCCCGACCGCAGGCGCTCAACTCTAACGCCAGATTTGCGTCCACCAGGTGCGTGGCCGCGTTCGACAAATACAACCGCTTAATGGGTTTCATCCCTTACCCCAATGCATCATTGACCGGTTTCAGCACTTTGCGCTCAAACCACGTCAGTTTTTCGTCACTCTCGGCCGCCGCGTTGCCACTTCCATTGGCACCGCCCGCCCCCTGTTTTGTTGCCGCCGTTTTACTGCCTGCGCGGGCTTCTTTTTTCTCTGCTACGCTGACTTTTTCGCGCAGGGTGAAGGTAATCAACCAGGCCATTTTTCCATCCTGCGCCGGGGCATCAATCGCCCCGGTAAAGGTCGCTTCACGGAAATTGATCGCCTGGGCAGTAAGATTGGCCACCCGGTAAGTCTGCAATGCCCCGCTGGCGTCTTTAGCTTCCGCCAGCTCAAACAGCCGCTTGAAAACCGCCACGTTGCGAAAAGGCACCATGCCGGAAATGCGCAGCTCCTTGGCTTTAATACCCTGCTCGGCATTGGCCGTGCTTGATGACTGCCCGGACTGGTCTTTTTCCGCAAACTGCATCGTTGGCGTGACTTTCAGATTCATCAGCGGGATGGCTTCACCATTAAGTGCCAGTGTGGTTATCGTCATGGATCATCGCCTCCAACGTAGATAAATCAGCGCCGCTAAATAACGTCGCCAGCGTATACACCGAATCCTGATCCGGGATGTTTTTGCGCAGCTCACCGGCGAGGTACGCACCGTTCCCTTTGGCCGTAAATACCCACGCGGGGGACGTTTTGCCTTTCAGCGCGGATAACGCATCGGCCGCCGCTGCAAGGGCAGATCCCCGCGCAGCGGTAAAGCCTTTAAGCTCAGCCAACAATCCGGCAACGCTGGCACCGGCCGCCGCCTCTACCTTAGCGGCCGCAATCCGCTGGGCATTCACCGCCAGGCGATGGGTGGCCGTCGAAAGCGGCAACGGCGCAGGCAAACCGCCAGATAACTTGGCAGGGATTTGCATTTTAGTGATGGCCAGCGCGGCCGTCTCCTCTGCCCGGCGCTTCACCTGAGCAATCACCGGCAGCGGCAGCACGCTGGAATAATCAGACAGTAACCCCATAAACTCCGCGTGCGTCGGGGCATTGAGCATATGCACTACAATGCTGGTTTCATCACTGACGCTTTCCAGCTTTTTAGCCAGGTATTCCGTGGCATTCACCGGGCTTAAATAACTGCTATCACCGGCCGCCTGTCCAACGCCATAAACCCACGGATGAACCGGCAGCACTGAGCACGTCAGTGGAGCCATATTATCCGGGATACTTAACGATACTTTACGCCACATTACTCCGGCACCTTTGGCCAGGTAATGCCCGTGCTGGCGGTATCCACCCGGTTCAATGTCACGCGGTATTCTTTCCAAACATCCAACAAAGCACGCTCATCATCCGTACTCAGCCCCATGTCCACCGCATCGCTATAAACAGAAATCTTTTCGTTTGCCTGCGCCAAAAGCCGCGCTTTAAGCTGGTTCGCCTGACTTTCTTTGTATTGCTTTTCTGCAACCTCATCGTTGACCCATTGATCACCATCCCATTTCACAAACTCACCTTCCGGCGCTTGCTTGGTCAGATTTTTAGGTAGGGGGCCGAGTGATGTGACAATCACCGGAAAGCCGGTTTCTTTGTCGTAATAATTATTGCCGCGAAAATCTTCAACATATTCCCACGCATTCTTTTCTGCATAAAAAATACAGACCCTCCCCGCCTTATTTTCAGGCGGTGTAATATCGGTGCAATAGGCCGGTAAGCCCGTAAATGCGGGAATAAGTATGTCACCCGAACCCAGATATTCAGCCGTGTCATGACTGAAATGAAACACTTTAACAATCGTTTCCATACTGCTCATTTTAAATGCCATGCTATCCAAGCCTCACGATGTAATTCATTGCGATATTCTTTACCGTATTTTCTAAAGCACCCGTTGGATTAACGGTGATGCTATGCGTATGCGCACCCAGGGTGAGGGTATGATTATGTGCGCCGATACCCACGGAATGGCTGTGCGCGCCCCCACCACCAATGCCCACATTGTGGGAATGAGCACCATCGGTACTGGTGTAAAAATCCACCCCACCCCCCGTCTTTAAAACGTCATTGCCACCGGAAGTGTTTGCAAAGTTGTTAACACGAAGACTGGTGCGGTGCGCGTGCGCCCCCTGGGAATCAGTCCAGGCACTATGGCCATGGTCACCCACGCCTGACGTTCCTTTGGTGCCGTAATCAAATGTGCTGGTTGTCTTTGTCCCTAAATCGGTATTTGTCGCGGTAGCAATATGGCTGTGAGATTTAATGTTATCGGATTCGAATGTGAGCACATCGCGCCCGCTGACTGGTTTGCCCTTAATCGTCTGGCCGCGCATATCGGGTAATACGCCGGACGGATAGACTTTCGCCAGCTTCCAGTACTTCGTGGTGTCAAATTGCTGACCGGCCATAAAGGCATGCTTTCCCCCTTCGGGCAGAACATCGGACGGCCACGGAATGGGAGCACCCAGCGGATAGCTATCCTCTGAAGATTGGTCAGCCAAAGAGCCTTTTGGACGCAGGTCTGTAATTAGCCCCGCCTCATCAATGCTTGCCAGCGCAAACACATAATGCGCAATGCCGTTTTGAGTGTAATTGGCCAGGTCAGCGGCCAGCGTAAATTTAATTTCGGTCTTGTAAGCGCTGGTCAGCGTGCCGTGAAAGCAAACATCTACCCACACTTTGGTGGGCTTGGCGGCCACGGTGATATTGACATTGGCCGCCAACGCGGCACGCAGGCCACCGATGTAACCCACACCCGCCGTCACAAAATGCTGATTGCCGGTTTTAGCCACCAGAAATCCTGTATCGAAGAACGCCGCAGCGCCGTAAATATCCTGGCTGGCCAGACGGTCAACCTCATCCATTCCCGCCAGGCGTGCCGTAAAATCAATCTGCCAGGTGTCGGCAGGGGTATTGATCAACGTCTGCGTTTCTGCACCGTTGTACTCCATCAAAAATGAACGGGTTAATACGTTACCCTGTTGGCCGTTGGCGTTTTTAACCTTATTTTGCACCGGCGCATGAACTACCATTGCCAGCGTTCCCGCTGCCTTGCTGACCAGGCCAATCCAGTTAAACGAGAAGTCGCCCACATCCGCGCCCAGCGTTACCGAATACACGACGGCGTTTTCGTTCACCAATCCTGTTTTTCCTACCGCCTGGCGGTAAACAATGTGCGCCGCATCGGGTAATCCCGTCGCACGGTCAATCGGGGCGCTAACGTCCAGATCTGGGACGTTGGCAAAAACAAACTCATCCAGGACAACAGCCTGGCCGTTGACGGCCTGCTGGGTTTTCCATTGTTCAAAGGCTTCTGTAATGACTGCTGCTGACATGTTATTTCCTTATAACTTGGCACCAAACGTGGCGTGCTCTGTTTCACTGACGCCTAAACTGGCCGGATAACAAACATATTCGCCCTGGTTCCATCCGGCGCGGATATGCAATCCGGTTGTCGTGATCACTTCAAACTGATAGCGGCGGCAGGTGCGGCCGTACTGGCGGATAATCTGCAACAGAAGATCGGCATTATTCGCAATCTGGCTGTCCGTCACCCGGACAATAATCACGTCCCAATCAATGCCTGCCTGGCGTTCCAGTAACTCGACATAGCCAATTCCCAGCCGATCAAAGATGGCAATAAATCCCGCAATCTCTCCCGCGCCCTGGGCATTGATAAAGGCATACGCCACGCGCTTGCGAAATAACGCCAGCGGCTCACCGTTAAACCGTGCAATATCCCGGTCATAGGCCAACAGGTTTAACAACGGTTCGGCACAGGTCAGCGGATCGAATTGCTGCAACGGCCAGGTCACCCAGCCCGCAATCATCGTCCAGAACGTTCCGCAGGCTTTCAGCAATTTGGCCGGTTCGCCCTTATTCATCCAGGACGGTAAAAGCAGGCTTTTCAGCTTAGTGGCGAAATCAGACACCTTTCACCTCCACGGATAAGGACGCCAGGCGCGGTACGCTCAGTTCGCTGACGATATCGCCCAGGGAGAATTCCAGGGATTCGATAACCTCAAATTGCTTATGCAGCTCTCTGGCCAGATTCGAAAACGAAAAGCGGGAATAGGGCCAGGTGCGCTTCACGTCATAATCCGCGTTTTGCCGGAAAGCGCTGCGGATAAGGTCTGTTACCCCTGACACCAGCGCGGCGTGTTCTTCCGGGGTGAGATTGTCCGGGTTGGCCACGTACAGCGTGACCGATAAATCGTGCTGCGTTTCCGGCATGGCCATGCACTGCAAATCGTCACCGTGTCCGTGGTGTCCCTGGGTATTGATGTAGTCATTCACCGCATCAATAAAGGGCTGGGAAATCTCCCCGCTATCGAGCAACAAAAACGCATTGGCCGTACCGGCACCGCGAGGCGCATCATGCTCAAAGAAAATGCGGTCAACGCTTAATCCCACCACGCCCGCAATCATGCTGCGATACACCGCATCAGTGTGATAGTTACCGACCAGGTTGTACTGATTACGGCAGCGATCGCGTAAATCGTCGTCCGATTCTTCATCCGCACCGGGAGATAACAACCAATCATCCTCGTTAACGGCTTTGGTAATGCCTGCCACAGCCACCGGCAAAATGCGGTAATACCCCGGAGCCAGGTTATAGGCGTTACCGGCCGCCGTCGCCGTCACCGGTATCAGCATACTGGCCAGCCCCGCTGCAAGCGTGGTGTCTGCATCCACCGTGACCGCGTAAGTCACACCGTTGATACGCTCGGTCTGTATAACTGTCCCCGCTGCGACGGTGACCGCCTGGCGAACATCGTCTTTGTAAAAACGAATGACTCCCTTTGCTGCACTGGCCGGTTTCGCCGTGAGGTTAACCCCCCAGGCCAGCATTCGCAGCATCGCGCCGCTGGCCGTGGCCAGATACATATTGGCCAACACCGTGTTAACCAGAATGTCTTTAATCCACAGTACCGGCGTGGTCACTATCACCGTGATTAATCGCCAGAACGGAGACATGCGGGAGGTGTTTGTCACCATCCCTTCCGCTTTCACGATTTCGGTAAACTGTTGGTTGATTTCGTCCTCAGTAACAGGCATTCCGCTTTCACTGAGTACGGCCTCAAAATCAATTGTCGGCTTTTCACTCATAGGTCATACCCGCTGATACCTGGCCAAAGTCATAGGTTTCCGCCGTCGCCCAAAGTCGTTTCGTGGATTCCTCCGTGATATTCACCGTGCCGGGAATAATGCGCTCGTCACTTTCAATCAACAGAACTAATTGCGTGAGCACGTCAGCGCGTAATGTCGGGCTGCGTTCGGCTACCAATAAGGTGGTTAAACCACTTTCAATAATGGCATGGACAATATCCTGGCCAATGCTGATGCGGTTATTACATAAGCCCGGTTCGTTCCCGGCATTTAAGGTGAAGTCTCTGTCAGTAATTAACAAATCAATATAGAGCGCATCCGTCATTAATTAAGTTCCTGCCATTCCATTAGCTCGGCCGGTGTCATGCCTTTCGGTGGATGAATATTTACCGTGCCGATTGTTTTGCTGTTATCCACAGTGGTTTTGCTGTTGGAATTCATTTCCTTGCTTAACCCACCGCGCCCTATATTTAACGCGCCCCCGGTTGAAAGTCCGTTGCTATAATTCACGTTCTGCGGCTCTGCCACCGCCTTGGCCTCAATATCAATACCGGGGATCATATTGAGTTTTTCAACAATCCAGTTGTACGTCCCGGAGAAGGATTTTTTTAACCAGTCCCACAGCCCGCCAAAGACGTTGCCGATGCTTTCCGCCATTCCGGCCAGGCCATCAAACAAGGAAAAGTTGCTGATGCTGTCCACCAGCCAATGCCAGCCGCTTACAATCGCTTCCCAGGCTTTACTGTAAATACCGGTCAACCATTCAACGTAAGCCGCCAGCGCTTTGAACGCCTCGGTTTGCATGATGGCCGCTTTCAGCTCATCCCAATGGCGGATCAGCAGATAGAACCCGGCCGCCAGTAATGCCACCGCCCCCACCACCAGCAGCACCGGCAAACTCATAAAGTTGAATGCCACGCCCGACAGCACCGCCGCTATGCGTACCGCCAGCAGGACGCCGCGCAGCGCCGCCATACCGACAGACCAGGCACGGATCGCCGTGTTGTAAATCCAAATGGCCGCCGCGCCCAATTTTGTGATGGCGGTAAAACTCACCATGACCGCCTGCCAGCCCATCAGAACAAAACGCCCCACGCCCACCACGATATTGGCCATTGCCCCAAAGGCGGCAAAGCTCAGCAACGCTAAGGTGGCATAACCAATCACGCGGGCAATGTTCGGGAACAACCGCATCCAGCGCGTCAGCTGTTCGCCCCCGTCCGCAATTTTATTGACCAGCGGATACAACACCGGCAACAGTGTGGAACCGATGGCGGCACGCATGGCAAACCAGATCGCGGTCAGCCTGTCCCAGGGGCGTGTCATTTTTTCGGCCATTTCCGTGGCACGTTTCATGCCGTCATTGCTGCCCAGCTCGGTAATGTTGCGTTTCAGCAAATCCACGTTGCCGTACAGCTGTTTAATGACGGCGGCGCTGTCACCAAAGGCGGCATCTAATTCCCCCTGCGCCTTGAGATTACCCTCAATGCTTTTGCCGTACTTGCCCTGGAGTTTTTCCAGCATGGCGGGCATGGACAGCATTTTCCCCTGCGCATCCTGGAAACTCAGCCCCAATTTTTGCGCACCGGCTGCGGCACCGCTTAGGAACCCTTCATAAGAGCCGCTGGCTTCCGTGCCTAACGAACGTTGCAACTCACCCAACACGGCCAGCTGTTCGTCCATTCCCACGCCATAGTTGGAACCAACACCCCTCGCCCCTTCCATCAGGTCTTTAATGGTGGCCATATCCGTACCGAACTGGTTTTTCATGTAGGCCATTTTGCCCGCCAGTTCTTCCGCAAACTGCACTTTGCCCACCTCGGCCGCGTAGCCGCTGAACTGGGTAAACATCTGCCCCATAAACTCAGACGCTTCCCCGGCCGTGCTTTTCAGGGCTTTGGCGGCGGTGTTGGCAATCATCGTTACGCGGGGTAATTCGGCGCTGGTCAGCCCGGAAACGGCGGCGTTGATATCCGCGGTGGATTTAACGAACTCCACCGCCGATTCCCCGTAACGGGTACTGAATTTCAGCGCGTCGTCCGTCACCTTGGCCAGCACATCGTCATTGATACCGCGTGCACTGGCTTCCTGCATCGCGTCAAACATCTGAATGGCAGGATCCAGTGCGCCTTTAATTGAGGCACCCACGCCCCACAATGCCCCCACCCCGATGGCCACTTTGCCAAAAGCGGCCTGGCTTTGCTGGGCGAACCCGGTCACAGAGGATTGCACCTGGCGAATAGGGCGGGTGATGTTGTCAATTAAACTGAGGGTGAAATCTAAATCAGCCATTAGTCGCCTTTAAACGCCAGGGCAATGCCATTTGCTACAGCAATGCGGTGATATTCCCAATGCCGGTTATCCAGCCACACGGCGCGGGCTAAATTTTCGGGTTCGTCATTTTCATGCGGTAAATAATGGCGGCGTAATATCAGGTATTGTTCCAACCCATTACTTTCAATGGCGCGCACCCGCGCCGTTAGTTTTTTAGTTCGATATCCAATTTCGGTGCGAACTGGTCATTCACGAAACTGACGATTTGCAGCGCAGAACCGGGGATATCCAGAATAGTGTCCAGCGCTTCTTTGCAGTCAGCGGAAACAATGCGGCGCAGATAATTATTTGCCGGTGCCATTTTGTTATCCATCGCCATTTCATTAATGAATTTGTTATAGGCGACGGTATTCGGTTCAAACGTCAATTCGGTGCCATTAACCGTTAATGTAATTTTGCTCATTGTCTTATTTCCTTCCGTTGATTTATTTCATCGACTAATTGATTATGACGTGCCGCGCAGTCTGCATATTGCGGCGTTAAGAGTAATAAGGGTTCAGCAATATCTTTCCCTGTTACCCCGTTAATGCGCGGCAGTGTTTCCGGGCATTTGGTTAACAGATTTTCCTGATAAGGCACGTTCGGCTTTGTCGGCAGCGGCGTTGTACAGGCTGACAAAATCAGCGGACACGCAAACATTGGTAAACACCGGTTTAACCACTTCCGTGCGGATTTCCACAGGCTGCGCATGTCGCAACGCCTCCAATTTATCTTCCAGCTTGCGGCCGGATTCACTGGCCATCTGCTCACCGGCCACGCGGGAGGCTTCCCCCGCCGCGTGTGCGGCATTACTGATAGCCAGTTCCAGGCTATCGCTGTACCAGGTATTTACCTGCCAGCCCGCTGCGAACGCAGCCAATAACGCCAGGGTGGCAATCGCCAGTTGCTTGCCCATCATTTCACCCCGTTGTGTTCCAGGCTGAAATGGTTGCCGTCCGGGCGGCTTTTGAATCGCCCGCCCCAGGCTCCGCCCAGGGATTCCCAATATTCCCCCATTGGCGTATATGCCTCGGTACTGGTCTGGTATTGGCCGTTGATGAACAGGTTAAAATCCACCGCCAGGCGCTGCGTGTGCAACGAATTGGCGATTCCCGCGCCGCTTTTGGCATTCAGCTTGGCCTGTTCCGGCGTGCGGTAGGCTTCGCCAAAGGTCAGGCGGTAACCATGGGTTCCAGCCCATTCGATCAGCTGGCCAATCAGTTGCACAAACAATTGCTGTTTTTCACTCAATGTCATTTCAGCTTTCCTTTCCCTGGTAAATAACGACTTCCTTTTTTGCGTAGCCAGATCTCAACCGCCTGGTGGCCAGCAATCCCCAGCGCCGCCCCCAACCCGGCAATGGCCAGCGGGGAAATATCGGGGATCCAAATCAGCGCGGCCGCCGCCACCATTGAGGTGGCCGAACCCAAGATAATGCGGCCAAAAAACAGCTTTCCGGTCATGGGTTCACTGCTCACTAACATCTGTCCCAGGGCAATGAGTGCGCCCAGCAGGATCAGACTCAACAAACTTTTTTCGTGCTCTTGCATCCCTGCGTTGTCCTTATCCAATCAAGTTGCGCGTGTCTTCATCTTCCAGATACGGCACGCCGTTAATCGACACAAATTGCGGGCTGGTGACAAAGTATTTAATTTTGTGGCTCAGCGTGCTGCCGCCCTTCGGATCGTTATCCAGCAGGTTGCTTAACACTAACTTGCAGCCAAAGGCTTCAATTTTCAGCTCTTCATTACCGGCCTTGGCGTAGAACATGAGATCCACCGGTTCGATGCCGCGCCACGAACCGGCACGGCGTGCAATCGCGGTAAGCTGCGTCAGCACTTTGGTGGAGACTTCAATTTCCCCCTCGGCCGCTACATCCCCGGACACATGACCATCAGGAATGCCCTGGGTTTGTGCCGCTGCCGTGTTGTCAGTGATATCTAAACTGACCTTTTCAATGTGAACCAGGTCACCGTCAATGCGCACATCCGTGGACTGGCCTGAAATACGTTTCATCGTTAATCACTCCCTGAAAGACTGGTGTCCAGCATCAAACTCACCGTGATGCCTTTCGGGCATTCATACGGACGGATCACGATATACACCGCCACTTTGGTGGCTGACAGCCAGGTGATCGTCACGTCCCCATCCTGCGGCGGCTTCACTTCGCCTGGGAAGGTAATGCCGTTAATCTGACTGGCCACCGACATGGTGCGCAGCACCTTGGCGAAATACGCCTGGTGCGCGGCAATGCTGGACGGCGTGCTGTTCAGTGAGCGATCCGCAATTTTCGCAATCGCCTGTAAACGCACACGCCGGGCGGCTTTGTCGGCAATACGCAGAGATTCAATCACCTGGTAATCGCCCCCTTCGGCATCGAGCGTTAACCCATCTGCCCAGTAATACCCGTCATAGTCGGAATACCACATCGGCACGCTGAAACGCTGTGCCTGCAAGGCTTGCAGGATGGCCAGCTCTAATGCCGCGCCTTTCCCATCAACCGGCAATTCATCACTGCCCAGGGACACCAGCGCACCGGTTTGCACCCGCGCCGGACTGTCAGCAATGGTCACCGCACGGCTGCACAACCGACCGGCCAACACGCCAGGCTCATGCCCGAACAGGCGCGGCACCAGTTGCACAGACGGTGCTGCAATCTGTGCCTGCAATGCGCTGACACGAGTCAGATAGTCCGGCCAGGCTTCATCGTCCTGCGGCGGTTGTACTGACAAGATGAACCACTGCCAGCGTGAAAATTTAGCCAGCAAAGTGGCACGCAGTTCCGCCGCTTTGTTAATGGGGGTTTTCGTGGCGATATCGTCGAGCAACACCACCCCTTCAAATGAACCCACCGCCTGCGCCGCCAGGACAGCATCCACCCAGGCGTTTTCTTCGCCATCCTCGGCCAGCACATGCACAAACCCGTTCCAGTTGGATCCGGCGTTGAGCATGGCAGCAAGGACGTTACTTTTTAAAACGCTGCCACCCGCGCCCAGCAGCGCATCAAAATCACTTTGGGTATTCACCGCCAGCGTTTTGCCCGCGTTGGTTTTCCCCGTACCGACATAGAGCACTACGCGCTCAATCTCGTTTGTTTCACCTTGCAGCTGGTTGACCTGATTAATATCGACCGTTGGCCACGCCATAACTTCCCCTTAGTGTCCTGCGTCTGCGCCAAACCCGATGCCCTGGAGTTGCCGCGCTAACGCTTTATTAAAATCGTCTTCCGTGATGCCCAGGAAAGGACGGGATGGAACATCGACTGACCAGGACGCTTTCGCTGCTTTCCCCGATAATGTTCGGATCAACAGCCCGGCTTTGGCCATCGTCATACCTTCCTGAATTTCTTTGAACGGCGGCTTTCGCCAACGCTTACCTTTTTTAACCTTGTACCCCAGCGCCCGCAGGCGTTTGGCCTGCCTGAGACTGGCGGGCAAACTCTCCGCTCGGCCTTTGCGCTCCACCTGGCGACGGCTGACCGTCACGTTCATGCCGTTTTGCTGGGCATAACCCACCGTTCCCGCCGCCACCGTCTTTTTGCCGTTGCGGTAACCGCCGCCGCTTAGGTATACCCGTACCCCGTCGATTTCCGGCATTTCCCGGATATGCAGCAGCTTTGGCATATTGCGCAGCATCTTGCCTTTGCGCTTCGTCTGGCGTCCCTGCCATTTCTGGCCATCCGGGCTTTGCTGATTTCTGACGTTGCGTTTCGCAGCGGGGATCAACCCGTACTTGGCTAAACGCCACATCAGTTTTTTCCGTTTCGCCGGGGGCAATTCCATTGCCGCCAGCTTTTTGCGCAGCGCCTTAAGCTGTTCCCGGTCTAATGCGCCCCGGATAATCATTTATCACTGCCAAGCTTCGCGCCTTGTTCGTCCACCCCATACACCAGGGCTTCACTGGCAAACCAGATGGTCGGATCGGCAAGTCGCCACAGCACCCCATCCAGGGGAATATTGCCTTTGTCGTCCTTCACCAGGTTTAACGCTTCCACCATCGGTAACGTAATAACCACCACGGCGGTTTCCTCATCCACCAGATCGATATCAAAATCAGGTAACTCGGTATCTATGCCGAATTCTTCAAACAGATCCCGGTCAGATTCCATCAACCACACCAGCAGCAGCGCCGCCAGATTGCGCGGGTCATACAGCCGGTACGGGAATCTGTCCCAGGCTAAAACCGCGTTGTAGCGGATCACCGCCAGGCGGTACTGCTCCAGTCCTAAATCCCGTTGCGCGGGGATAAAACTCAGTTCATCCATATAGCTGGAAAAACCCGCCCCCTTGAATGTCCTGGTGGGCATACTTTGGGTGACGAACGTACTCAGCGCATCTAACTGGCTCATATCTTCCTTACCGTTACGCGGCGCAATCCTTTGATTGCCCGGATGATGATCGAACCCTCGGCCAGTAACCCGGCGCGGGTCTCTTCACTTTCCTGCCCTGGGTGCGACTCCCTGCGCCCCTGGCTTGCGAACTCTGCGATCAAATCGGCCTTTGCGCGGGCAAACACTGCTTTTTTATAACGAGCACAAAGCAGGTTTTCGCCAGGGCGACCGATACCCGGCACCGCGCTGGCCTGGCCAAATCCCTTGGCCAAGTAACCATCCTTGACGGTCTGCAACAGGTCATTCACTTCCCCGGCCGCCGTCAGCAGCGCCGTGGCCACTGTCCCGGCGTCTACATCGGCGGGGATGCTGCGCTGTTCCTGGAAATCCGCCAGATTCAAATCTGGCCAAAATCCGTCATTCGTTAACGGTTCATCCTGGTAATCAATCGGCGTTCCGCTAAACATAAAATTCTCCGTAAGAAACGGGCAGACCGGGATCCACGGTACATAACCCAAGGGTATTACCTTCCCCGCGCCCGTTCCGGCTTGCGGTAGTCTTTACTTACTCAGTGATCGGATACGGGCGGCAATTTGTTTTCGCATCGTTCCCACGCCACACTGTGAATGCAGCTTTTCGGCCGTGGCCAGCAGACCATCCACGCTTTGCAACAGCGCTACATCCTCGGTGGCCGTGGCACGCGGTACGCCTTGTTCGTCAAACAACTGACGCATACCGGCGAACTTGAACCACTTGGCCTGGATCACTTCATACAGCTCCCACTTTTCCGCCACATCGGTAAACGTGCGGGAAAAATAAGGCTCAACAGGGTGGCCATCCCTGGCCTGTACTTCCGCCCATTTCAGGACGGTATCCGCCACAAAGGTGGGGAAATTGCTTTTCAACTCTGGCGGGGTTTCCTGTCCCTGCTCGATGGCGATATCCGCCAAATTAAGCGCGGCGTCCATGTCGCCCACGTCAAAAAGCCAAATCACACACCATGCCAGGATCGGATTGCGGTACACCTCGCCGCCATTCAGGTACTTTTCAACGGTGGGCATCCATTTTGGTAATAATTCATCACGCTTTAACGCCACCTTTTGCGCCAATGTCAGCCCGTGCAACATATCCACATCGTTGGCCAGCGCCGCACTCAGAACATGCAAGCTGTCTGCCCCTTCCAGTGCCTGGCGTTGTCTTAACTTCGTTTGCGCCGCTATGCGGGCATTGTGTCGCTGCGCGGGTGACAGGCTCATGTTTACTCTCCGCCTACGGGTTCGGATGGCTCGGCAACGGTGCCGATGGTCACGGCGGATTCATCGATCGCCGCATACAGTTCCGGGTATTCCACCGCGTAACCTTCATTGCGCAGGTACTTGTTTTCATACTGCTTACGGTCTTCAACAAACTCCGCTTTACGCTGGCGGGTATTACGCTGCGTATAGATGTGCAGGTTCGCGAGCGTGGTCACCACCATGCGCTTACCCGGCATAAATGGCGGGATAATGGCCTGACGCCCGGCAATGGAGTCCTGCAACATCTGCGCGGCGATTTTTTCGCTTGGACGGTCAGCCGCCTGATACAGTCGATACTGTTCAGCCGCCACCAGGTCAGCCCCCACCAGCACAACCAGGCGTGGATCGTTGCGGTATTCCTGCGGGATTTTGGCGTTGATAAGGTCTGACGCCATCGCATCCAGTGACTTGTAATCACCGTTCTGATCCAGCGTGACCGCATCGGTCATGATTTGTTTTTCGCGAATTTTGCGAACAATTTCATGCCAACCGATATTCACATCTTCGCCGTTCGGGTTCTTTTCATAGTCCGTCGAGGTTTCAACGGTCTTGCCGTTAAAGCCAATACGCAACATATCCAGGGCAAAGGTCTGGGTAGTAAACGCGGTGACGCGCTGGAAAAATTCTTCCTCAGAACCGGCATTTGCCCAGATGGAAAGCAGATCCCAACGCAGCGCGGCGCAGGAGTCGGTTTCAACCAATTTGTATTCATTACCCGACACGCCGACGTTACGACGAAAACGCCCATCAGCAATACGGCCGGTATGCAGACCGGATGCACCCACGCTGACAACCTGGCCAGAAAGCTGGTCAACATCAGCCACGGTGATCCAGTTCAGGAAATCCGAACTTTCCAGCAGCGCATCACGCAGCTGCGTTTCCTTCGGATCAGATAGAGAGAAATAATTACTTTCCTCGCCACCATCCAGACCATTAGCCGCCGCAAGTCCCGCGCCGAATTGCTTTAAAAAGCCACGCGCTTTTGCATTCAAAATCATTATTTATTCATCCTTAATCGCTACTCAGCGGTTAATATTTTCCCTGGCGAACGCCTTATAAATGCTTATAAGAACTGGAACGGCTTGCGTGAACCCTTCGGATTCTTACTCGGCAACGTGGTTACCTTTTTATCCAGCTTGCTAAATTTGCTGACGATATTTGGCAGTTCGTCGCGCAGGCGGGCGAATTCTTCGGTATCCACCACGTCTTTAACAGTTTCAACATCAGTCTGAATATCTTCAACGGTTGAATCCGTTGCTTCTGTTTTTGTTTCCAGCGCAGCAATACGGCTTTCCAGCGAAGCAACAACCTCAGCCAGCGCCTGTAATTTATCGCCGTCCTGGGGAGTTTCTTCCTGTGCCGGTGTTTCGTCTTCAATACTGAAAAGGCTGCGCCATTTCGATTTATTTTTATCTTTCCCTGCCATGTTGATTCCCTTAACTTCGTTAATTACCAGCGGATTACTATTACCGATAAAGTAATTATTTCTCCGCTTATTAAATCGCATTCGCGTAGTGCCTACGCTTGCGGGTTCATCTGTAACGCCCAGCCCTTCAAGGTAATAACGGCCGGTTCCGCGAAAGTTGCCATCAGGCGTTAATTCCACTGACGTGAATAAAAGCTTTCCGTTCCGATTCGCCTGTACCAGTTCAGTGGAAGGACACAACCGGGCATAGAGCTTTACTAATCCTGAGTCATCTTCGCTTGCCGCAACGTCCAGAACTTCACCGGCATTACCGCACCAGCGCTCATGCTCTGGCCAAAGCAGTGCGGTATACATATTTTTTGGGTCATATGTTTCCGCCGCGTCAATTAACATATCCCTGGTTAAAAAACGCTTATCAACCGTTTCCCCTTCGGTTGCGATACAGAGCCAATTCGTCATTAAATGTGAATCTGACATACCGGAATTAACCTCCGTTGTTTCCGTGAAATGCAGTATCGCCAATAATTACCCCCGCCGCATTAAGCAGAATTCGGATATAACCCTATATCCGATTGCATCAGATATTTACTTAACGAAATAGCCGAAACATCCCCGCATAATTGCCGAATGGCTAAATACACAGACGAACTAAAAGACGTCGCACGCGCTTTATATTTGCGCCGTGCCACGCCAAAGGAAATTGCTCAGGATTTAAATCTGCCGAATGCGCGGATCATTTACTACTGGGCGCAAAAAGGGAATTGGGCTGATTTACTCAGCCACGAATCAACAGAGGAAGCCATTGAACGCCGTTACCAGTTATTAGTTGGCCGGGACAAAAAAACAGAGCTGGAATTAAAAGAGATAGATGTGCTGATTGCTCACGCGGTGAAACTGCGTGCGCAGACAAATAAGCATAAAGAGAAAATGGCCGCCGCTAAATCTGGCAACCAGGGAGGCTATGACAGCCAGGGCGGGAACGGTGACGGCGCAGAGCCGGTGAAGAAGCGCAAATATAAGAAAAACGACATCTCCGGCATGACGCAGGATGATTTTGACGCTTTCGCAGAGGAACATTTATTCGGCTATCAGAAACACCTGCGCAACAACCTGGCACAGCAGATCAGGAACCTCCTGAAAAGCCGCCAGATTGGTGCCACCTGGTACTTTGCTATTGAGGCATTCGAAAATGCGGTCATGACCGGTGACCCGCAGATTTTCCTTTCCGCCTCCAAAGCCCAGGCGGAAGTGTTCCGCTCTTACATCGTCAACATCGCAGAGCAGTATTTCGGCATTGTGCTGACCGGCAACCCGATCAGATTAAGCAACGGCGCAGAGCTGCGCTTTCTGTCCACCAACAAAAACACCGCGCAGTCCTACAGCGGCCATTTGTATTGCGACGAATACTTTTGGGTGCCGAACTTCGCCAAGCTTAACGAGGTGGCCAGCGCAATGGCCACGCACGACCACTGGCGAACGACCTACTTTTCAACGCCCAGCGCCAAAACGCACCAGGCATACCCTTTCTGGACGGGTGAAGAATGGAAGCGCGGCGATAGGAAACGCGAAAAAGTCGCCTTTCCAACCTTTGATGAAATGCGCAACGGCGGCCGACTCTGCCCGGATGGCCAGTGGCGGTACATCATCACGATGGAAGACGCGATCAAGGGCGGGTTTAACCTGGCCAGCATCGAGAAGCTGCGCAACCGCTACAACCGTGACACGTTCAACATGCTGTATATGTGTGTGTTTGTGGACAGCAAAGACAGCGTTTTCAAATTCAGTGATCTGGAAATCTGCGGCGTGGACGTGGCCGACTGGCAAGACCATGACCCCAACGCCGATCGGCCGTTTGGCAACCGTGAGGTATGGGGAGGCTTTGACCCGGCGCGTTCTGGCGATACCTCCACGTTTGCCATTGTTGCCCCGCCGCTTTATGCCGTGGAGAAATTCCGCGTGCTCTGCCTTTTTCACTGGAAAGGGATGAATTTCGCCTATCAGGCAGCACAGATTAAAAAGCTGTTCGGGAAATACAACATGACTTACATCGGCGTAGACGTCACCGGCATTGGCCGGGGCGTATTTGAGTTGATAGAACATTTTGCCCTACGTGAAGCGGTGGCCATTCACTACGGCATGGAAACCAAAACCCGGCTGGTGTTGAAGATGATCGACGTAATCGGCGCAAAACGCCTGGAATGGAACAAAGATAACCGGGAAATTGCCGCGTCTTTCCTGTCCATCCGACACACCAGCACGGCCAGCGGCAACGCTATGACGTTTAAAGCCGATCGCACAGTCGAAACCGGCCACGCCGATGCCTTTTGGGCAATCGCGCACGCCATTATTAACGAGCCGATCAACTTTGAGCACAAGCGTAAATCTAAATGGAAATTAGGAAAAAAAGCAGCATGAGCAAACGCAAACCATCCCGCCAGGCTAAGAAGGAACAGCCTGACCGCAGCAAAAAAATGAGCATCATCAGCATGGGACGCCCGGAACCCATCCTGACCACCGGCACAAATTACCGGGATATCTGGTATGACAATGAATTCGATCACTACACCTTGCCGATTGACCGTCTGGCACTGGTTCAACTGACGAACCTAAACAGTCAGCACGGCGGCGTGATTTATGCCCGTCACAACATGGTGGCATCGGATTACCTGGGCGGCGGTTTAACGCATGAGCAGCTGCGCGGCGGCGTGTTTGATTATTTATCCTGCGGCGACCTGGCCATTCTGAAAGTGCGTTCGGGCTGGGGTGACGTGGTGGATTTGCTGCCGCTGCCGTCGCTGTATCTGCGCGTGCGTAAAACAGGGGAATTTGTGGTTCTGCAGGAAGGCGAACCGTTGGTATACAGCCCGGATGATGTGATTTTCCTCAAACAGTACGACCCGCAGCAACAGATTTACGGCCTGCCGGATTACATCAGCGGCATTCACTCGGCGTTACTCAACAGTGAAGCAACCATTTTCCGCCGCCGCTATTACCACAATGGGGCGCACACCGGGGGGATCATCTACACCAACGACGCGAACATGACCGATGAAGTAGAGGAAGAAATTGCGCAGCGACTGGAAAGCAGCAAAGGGATCGGGAACTTCTCCACCATCTTTGTGAACATTCCCCAGGGCGGGGAAAAGGCGATCCAGTTTATTCCGGTGGGGGATATCGGCGCGAACGATGAATTCAATAATGTGAAGAACATCAGCGCGCAGGATGTGCTGAACGCCCACCGGTTCCCGGCTGGCCTGGCGGGCATTATTCCGCAAAATACGGGTGGCTTACCTGATCCGGATAAGTCACGAACGACATACAGAAAGGATGAAGTCATTCCGTTGCAGCGCATGATCATGAATGCGGTCAACAGTGACCCGGAAATTCCGTTACATCTGCGGCTTAACTTCGCCTTTGACACAACATCAGAGGATGAAAAATGAGCCGCAACAGGCTAAAATCACGGGGTTATCACTTCCCCGGAGCCAACAACATGCGCGTGATGAAAGTCATCTGCCCCGAATGCGGCGCGAACTCAGTCATAAAAAAAACGTCACGCAAACACCGTCAGATTTCAGACCTGTATTGTGCGTGCTCTGACTTTGAGTGTGGTCATACTTTTGTAATGAATATGACCTTTTCACACACCATCAGCCCCAGCGCGAAAAGCCAGGGCAGCTTACTGCGTGGCTTAGTGGAATCGTTGAAATCCGACGATAAGCAAATGTTGCTTTCGCTACTGCAACAAGCCTGAATCACTGCCCCCGCTTTGGGGGTTTTTCTTCTCTCTCTCAATCAGATTTTTCAGCAATTCCGCATTTAACTCAGCCAGCCAATCAAGTGCGATAGCTTTATCTTCCTGATTGCATGTTCCTACTGATACCAAACGAGACATCATTTCCATCCGCTGCACGGCGATTGTCTCAAAAAATAAATCCTGCATCCCCCAATCTCCCTAACAAATTTACTGTATGAATATACAGTATCTCAAAATGTTACAGAATAAAAGCAAACTGCGCGTGCTTTTGCGAGTTTTTACCTTGCATTAAATGCCTAACGATTCAAACGCGCGGTTAACCGCATCCCCCTGATAGGACTGGAATTCATGGCCATCCGCGCACCCCCAGCAGTTCCCCGGTGAATCAAATGACTCATTTTCAGGCGTGATAACCTCCCCGCACTCCTTGCAATATGCTTTCCGGCGCCTGACCACCAGCCGGTTGCCCTCTAATTGCATTTCGGTTTCCCGATCCAGCGGCACGATATTGCCCCTGGCCAGCGCTTTGGCCATCTGGCCAGCATCCTGTGACTGAATACCGATGCCCTTTTTCAACTCGGTGATCGTACTTTGAGTACAGTTATTGACAGAACTCCAAGGGGCGGCGATGCCGCCAGGAAAAGCAGCCTCCGCTGCGCTGTCGGCCAACTTCGGAACAATCGCCCACTTAACCAGGCGCGTTAATACCTCTGATTCCTGACCCGATAACGGCGAATAAACCCCTTGAATACGCTGAACGGCTTCCCCGTATTCATTGCCGCATTCGGTGATTTCATACATCAGGCGCACGACGAGATCACGCCGGGACACCAACGCCCCGCCCTGTGCCTGGGTATAGGATGCCCAGCATCCCACATCAGCCGCAGCCAGCACGGCATCCATAGATTTGTTTTCCAGGGTGATATCACGCATGCGGCGCAGCTCACGCCAGACCGTTACCGGCGCACCGCCGATTTGCTGAAACTGACGGATCCGCCAGCGGCTTGCCCAGGCCGAAACCGCCCTGGACATATCTTTTAGGTTTTCGCCGGTTTCTTCATCCGTTTCACCATCCAGGGCGTAACCGTCGATATTTTTGGAAATGTATTTAGCGATATAACCCGTAGCACTGCCCTTTTCTTCGTCGATAGGCTCAACGTGAAAACGCGCCTTTAGCGCGTGTGCGGATTGCAGTTCTTCGGAATCTTCACGACGGGCGTAATAACAGAGAATATCCCGCACCTCGGCCACGTCTGACGGACGCATAAACAGCAACATATGCCAGTGCGGCGTCCCGTCGTGATGCGGTTCGACTACGCGAAAACCAAAGACATGGATCCCGGCGCGGGAAAACGCAGCGCGGGCTTTTGCCCATACGCCGCAAAGGTATTTTTGTGTTTGCTGCGGGCTGGCCGCGTTCCACTGAGACACGAACCCGCCCTTGCTGTGCACGGCGTGATATTTTGACGGCGCGGTGATCGTATAAAACTCTCCGGCCATGCCCATTTCAGTGGCCAAATCTTCAAACCCGCGCATACGAACCATCAGTTCGCAGCGACGTTTTGCCGGGTTAGCGTTGCTGCCGTCCACCATGTCAGCCAGGGAAAGACGTTCCCCCGTCTCCTGATTTTGAAGATCACACGATTTAAAAAACTCCCGGTTACGTTTCTTTTGCTCCACCCATTCCCCTTGCGTGGAACGGCTGACGTAAGCCGATGCCGCCTTTTGCACCTGGCCAACGGCAATGGCCATATGCTCACGCTGCAGATCACGGCGGCGCTTCAACTTAGTACGCCACCACTCCGGTGCCACCATGCGCAATAAACCGGATTCCGCGGTGCGAGTTGTGAAAGTGCGACCTGAAAGAAATTGCTGCCAGTAAGGCGGCGTGATACCCGCCATTTTGGCCAGCTTGCCCATGTGTTCAAAGGTGGCATAAGTGCGGCGTGTCATTTCTTTCTGATCAGCAGCTGCGCCGTCAAAAGCCAGATCAATAAAATCGGTGAATGACTCAGACATAAAATCAGCGACGCGGTGCGCAAGGTTACGCAGTTCATCACGCCCAAAGGTGGGAAGTTTTTCAAGGTCAGCCAGGAATGGGAAAGGGATCACCCCAGCCGCCTGGTGTTTTGTCGTGTACTGTTCGCAGACATTGCGTAGACGTGGCAATACGCTCTTACCCACCGTAGTACGTAAAAACGTATTGGCACGGCGGCGGCCGTTATGGCCACCCTCCAATAATTTGCTGTAGCGATCGCCAAAATAGCGTGCCAAGAAATCCGGCATTTCGCCAAGATACTCAGCACGCCAATCGTGATCGGCCTTATTGAGATGCCATAACTGCCGCTCAGTCAGGCTGATTTCATCAGGCGCGCCAGGGGCAAATTGCTCTTGCTGCCACTGACGAGTTTCATGATGCTGCCCGTTAACGAAAGATGCCATTCAGCAATCCCACGCCACGGTTGCAATCACCTCCTGGGCAGATTTGATGCTGCCGGCCGCCGCTCCTATACTGCGCGGCGCGGTGATTTTATTGATGGAAAAATCTTTATAGAGATAACGCACCATATCTGTATCACTGTTAGAAATGACCACCGGCACGCCACGGCCAGCCAAACGGCGTGCACTCCTGGCTAACCGGCCGTGTTCTTCATGCCCGAATCCAACAGAGTGATAAGCGGTGAAATTGGCTGTTTCTGTGAGGTACGGCGGATCACAATAAACCACGTCGCCAGCTTGCACGGCTTTCAATGCCTCGCTGTAGTTCCCACAAAGGAACGTGGCCAGCTTGGCTTTTTCAGCGAATGCCAGGATTTCAATTTTTGGAAAGTACGGCTTTTTGTATTTGCCGTAAGGAACGTTGAATTCGCCATTTTTGTTGTACCGGCATAACCCGTTAAAACAATGGCGGTTTAGGTAGAGAAAAAGCGGGGCGCGGTCTTTATCACCGGCCGGTTTGGAGTTGAACGCAAAGCGTAAACGGTAATATTCCGCCTCAGTGTTTCCCGTTGCAAACAGCGCCTCAGCCGTCTGGATGAACGCGGCCGGTTGTTCTGCAATTAGCTTGTACATATCGATCAGATCGCGGTTTGCATCAGCCACTAAATAAGCCGGGTAATCCGTATTCATCATCACCGCGCAGGATCCTGCAAACGGCTCAATAAGCCGCTCTCCAGCGGGTAAATACACCTTTAGCTTTTCGATAATGCGGACTTTTGAACCAGCCCATTTCAAGACAGTTTTCACAGAGCACCGCCCTGGCCAGCGCGGGCAAACTGTTCCGATTCCTGGCGTAACAGTTCAACGATTTCAGCAGTACTAAGCCCTTCATTAACAATATGAGACGCCAGCCGATCCAGGCGGCCGGAATATTTCATAGCTGCATCCACCATTGTTTCTTCGCGGGCGTTCTTCAACATGCTGGCCAGGCGATCAGAGTCCTGATAAGCCGGTGATGACTGTTCAAAATCTCGCAGCACTGGTGTGCGTTTCGCGCGATCATTTCGGGATAGATTCATGGGACAACTCCAAATTTTGGCAGCAAGAAACCCCGGCAACCAGGTGGAAGCCGTGGGCGTTCGAAAGATTCAATTAATGAAACCTAAGCGGGGAAATCGTTGTTTCGTATTTTTTAGGAAGCGGCGCAAGCGGTGACAGGTTAAGCGCCCCCATGCCGTGCAATTCCTTGGTCGTATCAAACCAGGTGCTGATCAGCGCATGAGCATGACCTTGCCCCAAAGAACCGGCCAAAAAATACAGGGCGCGAATGCTGGCCATTGTTTCGACTTGTTCGACCAACGTTTCAGACTCACGATAGGCGCGAACCCAAAACGCAGCATTGGCCGCAAACCATTGGTGCGGGTTATCAAGGTGAACCGTGTCATTGAACATGAAAGGCGTCAGCGCAACGCGGCCTTTTGACACATGGCATTTACTCAGGAATAAACGGCTGTAATTGAACTTAACGCCAAAAGCTGCGAATGATTCGATCAAACCAATTTCGTCTACGGTGATAATTTTCATACTTCCCTCAGTGCATCGGATTTGAAATTTTTTGTTCGTCAGCCCGACGGCTAACACTGCAAACAACAACGCCTTTGAAATCTTCCGGCGTCAGCAAACGGGTTTGTTGCTGCATTTTTCTGACCTTCAAAACGCCCTGCCACAGCGCGATTTTTTCCGCTTCGGTCAAATCGTCCCAGGCACATTTCACATGGCGCCTTTTCAGCTGGGAGAGGAAACAGAGATCGCGGCGTTCATCTTCTGGAAGATTTTCCCAATAATGTTTCACCCGGTTTTCAGTGCCTGAAATCATCTTTCGGGCTTCACCAATCCATTTCGGCAATTGCTGTTCCACGCTTACCCCCTTAATCCCATCAGGCGGAACCACCAAGGGCGGCGCTTAATCTTCACCATCGGGTGACGGCAACCACTTAGAAACGCCACTTTGCTTGCGGCCGGTTGCCAGCGCTGACCGTTTGGCAGTTCAAGCCAACCGTGGCCATAGCTTTGCAGTTGAGCCGTTGGCGATTGTTGCTTTAATAGTTGTGCGAAAACTTTCATCGAATAGCCTCAGTTCAGGCCAGGCATGACGCCGCATGAACTGATTACGTCCATTGCGGATGCCAGCACCGGCGTGGTGTGAAAACGCGACTCAACAGACACAACGAGCAAGGACAGATCGCGGATCGCCTGATTGGCTCGGTCTAAAATGGCGTTTCTACGTGATTGCGTCATAGGCGCGGGGGAAATGGCCTCACCGGCAATAACACCGATTGCGGCCGTAGCACTCAGAGCGTGCATCGGTAAATTATTTGGTTTCGCTTCATTCACTGGCACAGCAGGTAAACATTTCAGTTGTGCCAACAAACCATCCAGAACCGCCGAATCATCAGTGATATCCGTCAGCATGATCAGCTCGTTTACTGTTAAACGGTGCGGCTGGTCTGGATTCAGTTTGTTGCGTAACACCTGGGCAGAAATACCCATAACGGCAGCAACCTCGGTTAGGTTGTGCGCCAGTGAGAAGCGGCGGCAAGCTGTATCCAAATGGGGATGTATGGATGTTTGATAATCAAACATAGTTATGCCTCTTTTTTGGCGGCAAACTTGTCCCATCCAACAACATTGACAACGATGTCGGAGAATCCCATCGCCTTAAGTTGCTGATATTTATATTCGTAATATTTGATTTGAATCTTTCCGCCTGCCTTGGTTTTACCTTTGGCGATTTTTTTAGGGATGATTTTCAGCTTCCCAAATTCTTTCCACTTATAAACAGTATGTTTTGACATGTTTTCTAAAGCGGCAAATTGGTCTGGATAAACCCAAAGGCTCGGAATCTCGATTGAAATAGATTCATTCATCGTGCAATATCCCTTGTTTTCTTCGTATCAGTTCGTATCTGTTCGCGTTTCTTGGCATAGATTCGCATTTACTCGTATATGAGAGCATTCACTTTATAATGTTTCAAATACGAACAGTCAATCATTTTATTCGTATATGAGAGCAATTATGTTTGAAACAGGTGGAGTAGAAGCCATTGACCGAATGATGGATGCTTATGGATTTCGCTTCAAAAATGACCTTTGTCGGCATGTTGAAATTGCATCTAGCACATTGGCAACCTGGTTGAAGCGGGATTATTTCCCTGCACATCTAGTTATTCGATGCGCCCTTGAAACAGGTGTTTCTTTGCAATGGCTAGCAACAGGTGAAGGCGTCAAATACGAACACTCAAAATCCGATATCGTTCGGCTGGAGAGTTACGTACTGGAGGGGGGGGAGTTAAAACAATCAGGTTACATGATGTTTGATAAGGTTTTTCTTCCCAACAATCTTGCCGCGCCTCATGTAATTAGAAGCGAAACGAAAACCTACATTGTTGATAAAAAGGAATCAGAATTTTCAGACGGTGAATGGTTAGTCAACATTGAAGGGAAATATAGTATTCGGGAATTGGCTTTCATCCCTGTGAAAAAGGTGCGCGTCCAAGGTGGTGGAGTTCCCTTTGACTGCAATTTAGACGAAATAAAAATCATTGCCAAAGTGGCAGGCACGTTTAGTAAGGCTTAAGTTATGGCGATCAGAAAGCAACCAGATGGGCAATGGCTGTGTGAATGCTATCCCAACGGACGTAAAGGGAAGCGCGTTAGGAGATTATTTGCTACTAAAGGCGAGGCGGCCGCTTTCGAAACCTTCACAATGGAAGAAGCGAGCAGTAAACCGTGGATGGGAGAAAAAGCGGATAGAAGAAAGCTTTCTGATCTGATCAAACTCTGGGATTCACTTTACGGGCAAACCCTTGCCGCCCCTAAGAAGATGAACGCTAAGCTTAAAGTCATATGTGACGGACTCGGTGACCCCTTGGCCACAGAAGTAACGGCGGCTGATTTCTCAAAGTACCGTGAAAAAAGGTTAAATGGAGAACTTGTAACAAGTGAAGGAAAGCTACTGCCAAAAGTAAAACCGCGGACGGTTAACCTTGAGCAGTTAAACCTATCTGCGGTTTTTGGCACTCTGCGTAAACTCGGCCACTGGACTGCGCCGAACCCGTTAACCGGGCTACCGCTTTTCCGAATTCATGAGACAGAGCTTACTTTTCTGGAAGACCTTGAAATAAAGCGTTTGTTAGATGCCTGTGAGGAGTCTTTGAATCCAGACCTTATAAAGGTGGCGAAGATATGCCTATCAACTGGGGCACGATGGAGTGAAGCGGAAAAGTTAGAAGGGCAGCAGATTTCAAAGTATCGGATCACCTTCATCAAAACCAAAGGCAAAAAAAACCGAACTGTTCCCATTACCAAAGAGCTATACGACGAAATACCTAAAAAACGTGGTGCAATTTTCTCACCCTGCCGAAAAGCGTTTGAGAGAGCCGTTAGGAGAGCAGGCATCATTCTGCCGGAAGGGCAATGTACTCATGTGCTGCGTCACACCTTTGCGAGCCACTTTATGATGAATGGCGGAAACATCTTAGTCCTTAGAGATATCTTAGGGCATGCGGACATTAAAATGACCATGGTATACGCACATTTCGCCCTGGAACACCTGGAAGACGCAACAACAAAAAACCCTCTTGCAAACCTAAATTGGCACAGCAAAAATGGCGACAAAATGGCGGCAGAGGATACAAAAAGCAACCAAGAGATACTAACAGATACTAACTAAGTCAATGAATAATAAAGAATTATGTTATATATCAAAAGCAGATTAAAAATGTAGTAATTTCGGACGGGGGTTCAAATCCCCCCAGCTCCACCACTTTTTAGTTGTTTGAAGTACAATGAAGTCTACTAAGCCCGCACAGCACAAGCTCTGCGGGCTTTTTTACGTCTATTGTCGTCCAGTGAGAATTGCTGAGAACTATCAGTTATGGCACCCTGAATGGGACCCACTAAGAAGGGTCCAAAAACCGAGGGTCCCAAAAATGGCAAAAATCGCTAAGAAGCTTACTGACACTGAAATCAAAAGCACCACGCCAGCCGACAAAGAAATCAACTTGTTTGACGGTGATGGTTTGATCCTACGAATCGCTCCCCTCTCTAAAGGAGGGAAGAAGAATTGGTATTTCAGATATGCAGTGCCGATAACTAAAAAACGCACGAAGATGAGCCTTGGGACCTACCCTCACCTCACGTTAGCAAGAGCAAGAGCTTTACGTGATGAATATCTATCCTTGCTTGCTAATGGCACTGACCCTCAGATCCACAACACAGATAAAGCTAATGCTCTAAAAGATGCTACCGAACAAACGCTCCAAGCAGTTGCTCGGAAGTAGTTGGATGAGAAGATTAAGACTTCCGGTATATCTAAAGACCACGCAGTTGATATCTGGCGTAGTCTTGAACGAAATATCTTCCCCGGTCTTGGAAATGTTCCAATAAAAGAGATCCGTCCTAAACTATTGAAGCAGCATCTTGATCCCATTGAGCAACGTGGTGTTCTCGAAACCTTACGCCGTATCATTTCCCGCCTGAACGAAATTTTCCGTTACGCCGCGACAGAAGAACTCATTGAGTTCAATCCTGCTGATAACCTTGGCCAGCGCTTCAGCAAACCCAAAAAACAAAACATGCCAGCCCTTCCCCCCAACGAGTTGCCAAGATTTATGGCTGCTCTAGCTAATGCCTCAGTCCGTCTGGAAACCCGTATGCTAATTGAGTGGCAATTGTTGACGTGGGTCCGTCCGGGGGAAGCTGTGCGCGCTCGGTGGGCAGATATCGATATAGAGAACAAAATCTGGAACATCCCACCTGAATTTATGAAGATGAAACGTCTGCATAAAGTGCCTCTCAGCAAAGAAGCACTCCGTATACTCGAAAATATGCAGCCTATCAGCAGTCATCGTGAATGGGTGTTCCCCAGCATAAAAACGCCACTGACCCATATGCATGAGCAAACTGCTAATGCAGCACTAATCCTTATGGGGCTTGGCGGTGAACTGGTTGCCCACGGTATGCGATCTATAGCAAGGACAGCAGCTGAGGAATGCGGTAAGTTCAGAACAGACGTTCTTGAAGCTGCTCTTGCTCACTCCAAAAGGGATGAGATTGTTGCGGCATACAACCGAGCTGAGTATCTGGCGGAAAGAGCAACGCTAATGCAGTGGTGGGGAGATTATGTTCAGGCAAAAAAATTTAAAGCAATGGTGGCTTGAGAACAGCACTCCAGTTGCGTTGAAAAATGTAAATCGTTTATTCATTACATCGAGCCAAGAAGTCGGATGTAGGTTAATTAAAAGCATAAGGTTTCAATTTACCGAAACAGTGATAAAGTTATAAATAAGATACTGAGCTATTTACATTAACCTTTTAAGGGGCATTTTATGCTTTGTAGCATTTCCAAGATAAATATTCCAATTCCATATTCAAGAAAAAGAGTTGACATTAAGTTAGATGGAATGAGCCTAATTATTACGGGAGGTAATGGTTGTGGCAAAACAAGTTTTATAACAGCCATTTATAACTACCTAAAGAAAGGAATAGATGACCCAAACAACAATAACGTTCAATTTTTAACAAATCAAATTAACAACTGTGAAAATCAATTAAATAATATTGGTAGAGATGCCGGAAACTATAATTATTACAGCAGTGAGTTGGAAAAACATAAAGCCCGACTAAATGAAATCAATGATTTTAAAATCGATATAAATTCTATTGATAACAAAGACACTCGGTCTTTGCTAAGGTTCCATAGCGCGACAAGACAATCGGCGATCTCATCGCCAGTTCAAGCACCAAAACACTCAGTGCTTGTTGAAGAAAATAGGCATTTTGCTAATGACAAAGATGGGAGCCAATTCTTTGAAAGTTACTTGCTAAGTTTGAAAAAAAATCAAAGTTATGCAATAGCCTTTGATAAAAATGAAGCCGAAGCAAATCGAATCAAAGACTGGTTCGATAAAATCGAAACAGATTTGCAATCATTATTTGAAGATTCAAATCTAATTTTGGAGTTTGATACAAAAGATGAAAAATTTTATCTACATCAAGAAGGGAAAGATAAATATACATTCCAAACACTGTCAGCAGGATACTCATCGATCTTAAGTATTTATACTGATCTAATTATGAGGGTCGAGATGTGGGGAGTTTCACCTGATAACATACAAGGAATTATATTTATTGATGAAATTGATGCTCATTTACATGTGTCTCTACAAAAACAGATATTGCGTTTTTTCATTAAATCATTTCCAAAAATTCAATTTATCGTAACAACTCATTCTCCCTTTGTAGTCACGTCCGTTACTAACTCAGTTATTTATGACCTCACAGCTAATGAACAGATAATAGACGTGTCATCTTACTCATATGGTGTAGTCATGGAAGAAATATTCGGTGTTTTACCAGATTCCCATGCGCTAACAGATAAACTAACTCGCATCGAAAACTTGGCTAAAAATATAACATCAGATAATATTAATGAACTAGAAAAAATCATATCTTCTTTATCCTCTGAAAAGGAAAATATGAGCTCAGATACTCAAGCCTTCCTTGATGCAGCACAGTTGAAATTGATTAAAACTAAAAAAAATATTAGTCAGTAGGAAATAATCATGTTCAATGTAATGAGAACAAGGCCTGCACCTAATTCATTATTGGCCCAGAAAAAATATGATGGCGATGACGTTCATTCGGCACTACAAGAATGCTTCCATGAAAAATGTTATTTATGTGAAACTAAGAAACCTTTAGATATAAATATTGAGCATTTTGATCCTCACATGGGGGATTTAAGAAAAAAATTCTCATGGAATAACTTATATTTAGTATGCTCACGCTGCAACAACATCAAACTAACAAAATATGATAATCTTCTTGATTGTTGTTCAGGAAGTGTCTGGGATAAAGTGAAATTAATACCCGGATTTTCTCCTAAAGCTAAAAAATTTATTATTACACCTCAATTCTATGATGATAAGACTATTGAAACAGCCCAATTGCTAGATGAAATTTACAATAATGATAATACAATGAATAAAAGACTTACAGCCCGCTCTCTTCGAGCACAAGTTGTCCAGACAACACACAAACTTACACAGCATATGATTGCATATTATAGCGAAGACTCAACCGATGAAGAAAAAGAAAATGCGTTCAATAAAATTAAAGTTATGATAAAAAAAACCTATCCTTACTCAGCCTTTTGTCGTTGGATGATAAAAGATGATGAAGATTTAGATAAATTACTATCCCCTCTGATGGATTGAATAGAAAACAAAAGGGCCATAAGGCCCTTTTTTGCCTTTAGCAAAGATATCGTCTCTAATTATATATAATAAAAAAGTCACCTGCGAAATAATAAATTAAAATTTATAAATAGGGTTATTTATCGAGCATATTAAAACTCCTACACCCCACTATTAAACTAACTCAACAGCTCACCAACCTAAAAACAAGTTTTAGGTCGATTCACCGTTTGGATGAGAAAAGGAAATTCACTGCGCTGGCTTGTTTATAACATTATCGATATATACTCGACCCTGCGCTCGGCATAATTGAATATCGTTTTCATCAAGCTTAGGTAGCTCCAGCAAAATCCCAAAGACCAGAGCCTTATCAACTGCACTAATATCACATCCTAATACTTTGGCAACCTCTGCACCGAAAATAATTTTCTGTTGAGTATTTTCTTTTTTTGTTTGATATTTCTTTTTAGCTTCCAAGAAGTATAAACGCTCCTGAGCTGAAGCAATTTGCTGTTTGATGTTTTTTATTGTCATAACTTTTATCCCTAATGTTTATTTCTTTTTGAATAAGGGATATCAGCATAGTCATAACCACGGATCAGTTGTTTCTTGATTGACTTAATACGAAATTTAAACTGTTGCTTAATCTGGCGTTGCTTTGCTTGTTCCCTAATCTGGCTTACTATTTTCTCTGCTGCTAAATAGGCTTGTTCTGTATCAGTGTAGATCCCATCATCGAGCAGTCTTTTTACTTCCCAGTCGATAGCTTCGTCATTATTTTTATACATAAGACCTCCTTTAATTATAACTCATTACTTTTTAACATATTTTTGAAAAATAACAATAGGCATTCCTATTTTATTTTACAAATTACAATCTCATCCAAATTATTGATTAAAATAGATGTTAACTTAATGATAGCTAAACAATAGCCTCTGGTCTTCTCTGCTGCTAATCAAGAAAAATGAAATATAACAACACCATATGATAGCAACAACTAACTATTTTACCTGATACTCTCCACGTTACTTATTTTTGTATGCTTGTTATTTTAATTTCACACGTCTACTAAGATCATCGAATAACACATATGTTTATTAATTATTTCCGCCCCATCTAAAAATAACATATCTGCTATACCGGAATACTTCGCCCCTTTGTCCAGATAGCGCAGCTTAATTAGGCGTTTTGCTCTTTCATCATTTTACAGTTATTAATATATTTTGTATTAATTAAGTAAGCGGTTTTTACATTGTTAGAAAAAACAATGCCCACCTATACACTCACTTCGTGAGCGTGTGGGGTCTACCGACAGTTGCCTGCCGCAGGCTAAAAGAAAGGTCAATGTCAACACCAGAGTTTCTCTTACGAAAAACTAACAGCAGCATAGTTATATTTGAGGTTTTTATTTTATGGCGATTTTTCATCTGGATTTTAAAATTGTAAAACGTTCCGAGGGCATGTCTTCCTGTAGTAAGGCTGCTTATCATAACAGATCAAGAATCACAGATGATCGCACAGGTAATACTTACGATTTTAGCCACAGAACAGATTTATCCCATCATCAGATATTAGCTCCTGTTTCCGCGCCATCTCATATTATTGAAAGCTCAACAACCTTATGGAATGAAGTCGAAAGAATTGAGCGCCAAAAGGATGGGCAAACAGCCCGTTATTTTGATGTTGCTATTCCCTGTGAGCTTAACAATCCTGACAAGATAAAATTGGTTGTCGAATACTGCCAGAAAAATTTCGTTGATAAGGGAATGATTGCTGATATCGCTTTCCACGACCTCGACGGTAAAAATCCACACGCTCACGTTATGTTGACTTTAAAACCAATTACGGCTCAGGATTTTACCAAAAAAGAAAGAAACTGGAACGATAAGAAAAATGTATTACTCTGGCGCGAAGCGTGGTCTGCACTCACCAATAGCTACCTTGAAGCTTCAGAAGCGTCAGAACGTATTGATCACCGTTCCATCGATGCTCAACACATTGAAGCAATCGAAAGCGCTGCAACTACCGTGGATATTGAAGCAAAAGCGTTATGGCTTGCCAAGGCGACGTTAACCAGCCGTCCACCCATGCAGCGTATTCATCGTGCTAAGTGGAACCGTGAGGAGGCTCAGGAACAACGAGCTGCTGAACAGGCTGTTCGTGATGAGATAAAACAGGAAGCACTGACCACATACAATGCTTTCAAAGATTTGGATCTTCAGATCGTTGTTGACCTCAGAAGCTTCATTGTGTCGGAGCTTCTTGAATCTGTTGGAATAATATTGCCTGATACGGGTTCTCAGTCAGGTTCATCGGAATACCAAAAGCCTGTTCTGGTTGCTCCTATACTCCATACACGCACTCAATTGAAAACCCCATCCTCTGTAAAAGCCGGAGCGATTAAAAGCGCTCCTGTCAAAAGTAAGAGGAAGCAAGTTGAACCCCGCCATGATGGTATCTTTAGACGTTTTACAGCATTAGTCGTAGATTTTTTCAAACAAAAACTTATCTGGGCCAAGAAGAAACCGGTTGTGGTTCATGATGATACTGAACACAATAGACGTATTGCTGAAAACTACGTGTTTGATGAAGTGCAGGGTATCTATGTGCCACGCGCTGAGTTTGAGAGACGTGCAAGATTTAACGCTGATGATTACAAGCCAACCAAGGACGATAGGTACTGCTATCCGAGTCGGGTTAGCAGTAATTACATAGAATTTGATGATGGTTTCGCTTTTCACATCCAGACACGTATTAAAAATAGTAGCTTCACGAAGATTACTTCATCAAAGTTTGGCAATGAGTAGTAATGTTCTGATTACCAATTGTCAAGCAAAATTAACTTATTGATAACTATAACTTTTATTTAATTTTATATTTATGGGATACCAATAAAGTAATGGATGTTTCAACGTATTTCTCTTGATTTAGTAGCCTTAAAATGTATAATTTTCATTCTTCCATGATACGGATGTAATTCTAAGTTGAAATTTTCAGAGAAATTAAAATCGTGTTATATGTTTCTAATAAGAATAGAAGTTTTTATGTTAAATAAATTCGCGTTATCATGGCGTTCCGTATATAGCTTATATAATGGAATTCTAGGGAAGACATTACTTATAATATCTTTAGCTACACCAATATCCTTAATATATAACTCAATTCATTTTATTCCATCAAGTTATCCAGTGATACTATTGGGAGCTTTATTGTCATTAACTGGATTTATATATACAGAAGTATCCATACCACCGCTTATAAAAGACTTCAAAGATGGTCACCAATATTCAAGTGAAATTTTAAAGATTGCAGATAATGTTGACTGGGTTTCTGAGTTCAAGGTGTTGGAAGATAATGCTCCTAAAATCAGTAAGGATAGAGATGGATACTTTTCAGTCCCTATAAATTTTGAGTCAATTGATTATACAAAAAAACTGCTCGGCGAAGATAAAGCAATACGCAGTTTATCAATGATGAAATTTAATTTGTGTAATAAAGAAAATAATTATAAACGTCTGTTTCTGACGTTAGTTTTTTATATTTCTTTGATTCTAATATTTTCATCAACAATTTCGAATGTCTTTAGCATACTAATAGGTTGATTATGTTCACTAGCGCTCCCTCTATAAGAGACTGGTTCAAGGTCTTGAATTGGTCAGGTTTACCTAACTTAGGAAGTTGTCATACTGTTCTAGAAAGAAAAAACTTCGAACGTGATTATTTTATAACCAATGAAATTGCTACGTTATATAGCAATTTAGAAGCCACCTTAGAATATAATGGTATAGAAAGCCAAAATATTAGAATTCTTGGACGTCCGGGAGCTGGAAAAACATCATTCTTGTATGCTCTAAAATTTATGAGTGAAAAAAAAGATAACAATCCATTAAATAAATTTTTCTTTTTTATATATCATATAAATAAATCAGATGGCTTGACAGAAGAAGAATCATATAAGTCTGAGATCAATAAAAATATAATTATCGCATGGAAAGAGTTTTTTAATGTCAATGGCTTTTTAGATGATTTCATTAGAATAGAGTCGCAGAATCTTTCAAGTAAGGAAACAATGAATCTCGCGACTTTCTTCTATAAAGCCAATAAAGATAAATTTAAAAAAATAATGATATTTGCAGTAGATGATGTTGATCTTTTGCCAGATGAGGATGTAGTAAAAGTTATCGACCATCTCTTAAGAAGTCTTGAGGTTAGTTCTGTTAAAAAATGGTTATCCATAAGGCGAGTTACTTTAGAAAACTATACTGGTGATACAAAAAAAAGAGTCGAAGAATTTTTCCCTGACCCATACGACTTTCCAAAAATATCGTTGCAGCTTTTAATAACACATCGTATCACTAAAGCCTTTCAAGACGAGGGATCGCCTAAAATACCATTTAATTCATTGATATGTGATGAAACTATAAGCCCCATTTGTGAGGGTAATATGAGGGAAGGGTTGGCTCTTTTAAAGACTCTTTTAGAAAACGTCCATCCAAAAGGTTTTGATACGAAAACGAGTGAAAAAGTCATTCAGGAATATATCGCTAAATCCGCTGTTGACACATTGTGTAGATCTCAGAAACTTATAGATCTACATTCATTAGTTTTCAAAATATGCCCATTCCCATTAGCCGTTGATATATTGGCTTGTGTTAGACATCATTCTCATGAACCTATAATTTATGGCGCGCTCACAGATTGTTGTACTAAGAGAGACCATTTATCAAAAAACATTATAGGTGATGAAGGGCGTTTAGCATTTGTTCGCTCTAACGATTTTAACCATATTATGAATAAACTAATTGAGCATAATCTTGTCGACAAAAATTCTAAAGACTATTATAATTTGACCGAAAAAGGGAAAATACTTTCAAGCTTCTCAACAAGGGCATTCTATTTCAACTTCCAAAAAAATAATAACAAAGCAATAATTGATGATGAATCATATTGGTCTTTATCAGAACATCAGATAAATCATGCTGATATAGTTAATAATTTCCTCACCATTTCCAAACGATAATTATTTCTAAGTAAAAATCCGCCTTCGTAGAAGGCGGCATTGCTTTGGCGCCCCATAGGGGCGTACTAAGCTCCAACCCGTAGGGTCTTCGCTTCACATTCCATTCAGACTTAATTGATTCTCTTCTTGTTCGTGTTTCTCTTGGTACTTCACATATTTACGGATCATTTCTGCATTCACACCTACGGTGTCCACACAGTATCCCTTCGCCCAAAAGTGATTTCCCCACAGCTTATGTTTTCTTAAATAGGGGAATTTATTAAACAACCGTATCGCTGTTCTCCCTTTTAGGTGTCCCATCACTTCCGATACTGACAATTTCGGCGGGATCTTTACCAGCAAATGGACATGATCTAGCTGTACATTCAGTTCCACTATTTCAATGTGAAGTTGCTGACTTAATATCCTGATTTGTCTGTAAACTTCTTTCCCTACATTGTTCTTCAGTATTCGAAATCGGCACTTGGGCGTCCAGACTATATGATATTGACAATGCCATAGCACATGCGATGCTTTTTCGAACCTACTCATGGTTAAATCCTTATCAGTTATGGGGATAACAGATTCGGATTTTCCCATGAGTAGCATTACTGGCAGAGCCAAAAAGTCGATAACCACGTCCATAGGACGTGGTATTCATTTAGAAATAATAAGATGGGGTGTTGCGTGCACACCCCATCTTTACAATATATAAATAGGTGATGAAATATATTTTATTGAATGTAAAAGTGTTATTTTTAATTAAATAATCAACTATAATCTTCGCCTGAAAACAACATTATCAGAGAAAATAGCCTTACCCGCTGCAAACCCCACAGCAGCTATTATTGGCAAACTAATAGTTGCCCCTGCCATTCCCGACCCCATACCAATCAATGCTGACAGGCCGAAGGACAGGAATATAACTATAAAAGCATACCAGCCCGGAAATGTGCCATACAGCACTGAAGCTTGGCATCCCGTGCAAACGTGAACGCCACTCTGGCTTTCCTTAAAGCAGTAGGGGCATTTAATCATATTGCTTTCCATTTCTTAATCCTTAATTAATGGCTGATAGTGCCGTCTTTGAGGACAACGAGACGAACTGGCATATCGGCATTGTTTACTGTAGTGAAACCCCGAACTTCGAAGTTGTTGATAGTCCCAGTAATGCTGACCTTCTGGCCTTTCTTGTAGGTAAGCACAACATCATCAAGGCCTGAGTAATACTTGATCCACACCATACCGCCGCAGTAGCTGGTATCTGATGTTTTGAAGAGCAGGTAATAATTTGCATGAGATGCTTTTTCCATACCTGTCATCATATCGCTGGCACTCCTGCCTTTAGTGACTTCAAGAACAGTGGCATTAGCAATTGAGATCCGTTTACCCGTCCAGCTCTTCTCTGCTGCCATTGCATTTTCTTCATAGTCTTTGCAGACAGGACCAATACCCGCAACTGAGGATACCGGGCCAGAGCTTTGAGTTGAACCTGAAACACCCAGCGTTTTATCGACGGCACTGTTCAATGACGACAATGAAGAGTTAATCGCACCGTTAACACTATTCACGCCATCGTTAAGCTGTTGGCATCCAGACAGGACAGCAGCAGTTAAAAGCAGCGGTATCATCTTCCTTACTTTCATACCTATCTCCATAAAGTAAAAGTTGCTCAAAGACAGCCCTACCCGCGAGTTACCTTCACAGGGCTGTATAAGCTGTTTAATCAATTGATAGCATTCAATTATTTTTGCTGTTCGTCATATCGTTTGTAACGCTCAAAAACAAACCAATGATAGATTTCAACTATCATAAACAAATAATCGATCGATTAAATCAATTATAAAACCGATCAATAATCCATTTTTAATCGTTAAAAACTATCAATATTGATTTATCGATCTGTTAAATCGATCTATTTAACAGGTGAAATACAAGGGATAATGGGCATATAACGTTGAAGTAAATGGGTAGGTAGGGGCTAAACATTGTCGCTGCTATTACTAACAAAATCAGGCATCATCGAAGGCTTTCGGAGCTGGCGTGATAAATCTTTGCGGATGCTTTTGTTTTGTCAGAGACCAATAATGATCGTGTCGGCTTATAGGTGTAGGAAATATTTCGCTCATACAAATTAGCTCATAACATCAATGTTCTTATCGTTTCCTCGTCCATTTGACTTATTTCTGCAATTAATTTCCTTTAAATATTAACTATTCGATCTTCTTCACAAGCACTTACTGGTTCAGACAAAAAATAAAAACCATAATCTTTAACTATGATACTACTGCCATTATCGAAGATGAGATTTATTCCACTTTCGTTTTGTTCTATGTCTCTTATCAGGCAGGTCATAAATGGAGTTTTTTCATTGGTATGAAAAAGTGTAATAATAAGGTTGTTCATTTTATTTTTCCTTTTTGTTCTCTTTCTTTTTAATACTCTATTTCCATCCTGAAAATCAAATTTAACTTGTGCGTAAAAATAATACTCCTGATGCTTTTATATTTTTTTGGAAAAGATATTTATCCTATGAGCTGAAGCTCATTGTGCTGGCGCACGGCTCCGCCCTTTTTCTGACCATCAACTTATTAACGCATTGGAAATGTTTACTTCTTTATCGAGATGAAGATAAACCCAACAAAAAGAAAAAACAATCCTGCTTGCATGTAATATTTATGTATTAATCTTTGCATTGGTAATGTGTTCATACAGGGCAGGAAAACTGACCAACAGGCAGCACGTTGTGATTGTTGACGACAATCACTCTGCTGAACAGGACTTGTTCCTGTTAATGATGGATTTATCCATAAAAATAGCGGCGAAGCCGCCAATAACGTAAGAGGAAAACAGGTAAGTATTCCATGCAGCACTTCGTGATTGTATAAAACAATCACCTGCTGTAATACACAGACAGGTAAATGATTCAGATAGTGTAGGACGGTGCCATTGTGATAAGGCACTAATAACACATTCAGGATAATCCTTCTCACCTGAGAAATTAAAATCGATCATACATGTTAAATTATCGCTCGATTTCAAGACCAGAAATCTCAAACCACAATCAAAAAAATAGGTGCCATTCAATCGGCACACTCTCCCTTTTACTATATTATACTTATTATTATATTACGGATGTTATTTTACATATAAAACAATACATTACGGGAAAAAGATTATGATTTACTATAACTATGGTTATGGATATCTATAACTCGGGTTATCGAAAACTATAACTAGCGTTAGCAAAAACAATAATCTTAGTTTCATTCTGAAACTATCGTTTAAAACTGGCGGGTATTCCAGCCTGATTAAAATTATTCCAGTGTTTTAATATTTATCCATATTCACTTACTCTGTGCTATGGACAGCGCTCCACTATATCAAAACTTTTTCCATTTATTTTTGACTTTGTTATTGACGATAGTGTTTAATCTGTTATGTATATTAATAACAGCCATAATAAAAGGAAAATACAATGACACCAATAGATTTTACAGCCATTAATGATTTATCCCCTTTCGAGTTAAAGTTATATATCGATGACCACGATTTCAACAACGAGCAAAAAGTGCAGGTTTTTGAGTATTATTACAGCACACATAAAGACACCACGAACATCTATACTCGAAAGGAAAATATTAAATCTATAAAAAAAGATATCGACTACGTTCATATGTTCACCAGAAACTTTCAACAACTTGCTGACTTAGATATTTCAAAAAACGAACTAAAGGTTATTGCCAGAATCCTGAACATCATGGAGTTCGGAAACTGCTTTCATATCTCTCAGGCAAAACTCTGTCGTGAGTTAGATATCAAAAAATCCAATATGTCTCTTGTTTTTAAAAAACTCAAAGCTAAAGGGATTATTATTGACAGAGGCGGCGATCTTTTTATGAACTCAAACATATTCCTGAAGGGACAAGCACATTCTATCAACGCAAAACAACGCCCTAATGTCAGGAAAGCACAGGAGTTTAATGTGAGCGAAAATGTGATATTTGAAAATGTCTATACGTTCCACACTGAAACCAGCATCAATAATGGTAAGCATAACGATCCCTCTGTCCTAACATCTCCTGAAATATTATTTTTCGAAGAGAATGAAACAGAATAAACATAGATCACAAATCAAATAACGATTTTTTAGCCATATTTACACCCTCATAATTAACTGCTTATTTGTATTTAGTTTTTTATTAGCCCCTTACGGGGCCGAATAATGATAACTCTTATATATTATCAGTATTAAGTTAATGCCTTCAACAATATAGATGCGACATCAAGTGTTTTATCCAGATTACTGTGATGCTTTTGAAGCAACACTTTTCTGATACCAACAATATCTACCTGATCTGATTGTAGGTGTTCATGTTCCCCATTTTTCTTTTCACGGCGAAATACACTATTCGCATGGCCTATACATTTATCAATCATTTCTTTATTCTTCTTTGGATTGAATAACAAATAGTTTAACAGAACCCTGTTTTCTGCCGTGAGGCGTTCTATCAGGGATAAATAAATCTCTTCGGCATAATGATAAACTTGCTCAGTAGATTGATTTTTTAACTTATATTGATTCATTACTTCCTCTCTTATTTGATGTTTTGATTATTTCTGGAATCGAAGATCGTGCTTTCAATCCATTCGTCTACTTCACTTTCGATAAATGCTACTGCTCTGGCACCTATTTTTACCTGTGATGGGAAACCACCACTCTTGATAAGCTCATAAATCCACGCTTTGCAGAAACCTGTTTTATTTAAAACTTCAGGTAGACGGATTAATCTTTTTGCAGCGATTCCATATTTCATAGAGTTTTGCTCATTGTTGTTTTTCATTGTCTTTTCCTCAGTTGTTTCGACAGGAGCTATATTAGGAAAAATTGAGTTCGCAGGATGTAGGGATTGGCAAACAAGATTTGTTGAGGAAATGGCAGGATGTGGTTTTCGGGGAAAATGGGAATTTGTGGATTTCGCTGGTTTTGAACAAAGGGGGCTAATCTCAGCAATAGCCCCCGATACGATGGTAAGAGGATTACTTCGCTTCTTTCTTCTCATCCTCTTCTTTTTCGTTCATCTTCATGGCGTTAGCGACTTTAGTATCCATCATGTAATCATTTTTACTCAGCCAGAGATTAAACAGCCGATCAAATTCGCGGGTGAGCACTTTTTCAGCAAACGGCTTATCGGTATCTTTGATTTGAGCACCACCCCTGATGATTTCTGAGTCGTTAGGGTAGAGAAGCCGTGAAAACTGCTCATATGAGATCTTTACGTCATTCCGCTTGGCCCAAAACAGCAGATCCAGCATGGGAATGATCCTCATGTTAATCACTTTTTTGACATTGCTTAGCCCAAACCGAAACGAACCAATATCTGGCTCGCCAACGTCATATTCCTTACGCCACTGAGGAAGCATTCTTTTGATATGTTCAACGACCTCTTCATCAGTGACAAGCCTGATATTGAGCCAAAAATACAGTGGATGACCGGGATCAAAGGTGTCAATGTCGGTCAACCTTCGAATACCAGCGTCCTTAGAAACTGGTGTAGAAGGAGCATCAGGTAAAAGGCTGGTTCGTTGCAGTAAATTGAGTTCCCTTAACCGTGCCTCGTAGCGACTAATATCATTGATGGTCATATGCCGCACATGCAGTTTTGAATCTGTTAGTGGATTTTTCTTTTTAGCCGATGGGGGGAGTTTTTCGGTTGAACTTGCTAAAAGAGGATGACCAGCCATAATTTTAGCCTCCTCTTCCAGATGCCGTTCATGACGTGGATGCTCTTCATTGCCAAAATCATACTTATGTAATGCTACACGGCGACTGATTTCATAACTCAGATCGTCAACGGTAATCTCTTCAAGCACATCATAGTTACTCAATTTGAACCACTGTTTTACAGCCTTCATGACTTGGCTTGCGTTCAT